CCACCGGATACGCTTTTCCGAAATCGATAGTAATTCCTCTTAAATCATAAGGAATAGGGAACGTAAATTGTACGTCCCCCATAATGTCTTTTGACACTATCCCTTGATTCAGTACACAATCCGACTTCTCTCTCGGAAGGAAATACATCCGACCGTCTACGGTGCTATAGTCCTCCTCTGTAGTCGCATAGAGGGCATCTACTACATAGTTATTAAGAGGCTTCGTCAGATTGCTAAAGTAAGCCGTCTCAGAGCTCACACGAGCACTACTCTGCGCCTCTTGGTTAATAACGCCAATATTTACCCTCATTAGGGTATGCCCCCGGAGGGGCTCTTTCATTTCTTCTTTGTATGCACTTGTTACTTGAAGCATAGCCCCTCCTAGTTAGTTTATTCCACAGTCTACAATATTTATCTTGCAATCCCGATACATGGTAGGTAGTCCTGCCTTATCGAAAGCTATCGGCGTGGCCGTTCTATTGCCAGGATACATCCGGATAGTCTGAAAACGGTTATGGACCATATCAGGGATTTTAGCGACCACTACGAACTTATCGAACTCTTGCAGCATTTCTGCCCAGGTCTTTGCGTCTAAGCTTTTCCACTGGAGAGAGTCGAATTTGTGTTGATCCCTTCCAACCTTCTGGCCAACAAACTCGCCTTTGGCATTCTTTCCGGCGGACACGTTGGTAGCAACTACGAGATTGCCGCCAATGTCCGGAGCCGGAAATTCTTTTCCGTTGATTGTTATCGTTGCCATATTACCCCCTTAAACTATAGCCGCTTCGGCCTTCCAAGTCGGTAAGCCTCTGCTTTATCTCCCGAACGTCCACATAGACCGTTAGATCCATAGCTTCAATCTGTTCGGAGATTCTGGACAGGAAAGCAAGCATTCTTTCAAAGTGCTCTTCGGAGATTCCCGGATTGGAAGCAAGGGAGACAGCTTTATTAAGCATATCCTCCAGTTTGTTCTCCGGAGCAACTACTTCACCGTAATGCCGGTTATCTCCGATCATGGCAAGCTGTGGAGTATTGGCCTTAACGAATCCACCTTCTGCGAGTTTAGGAATACTGATGTTATGAATAGTTGGGATGTGCAGTCCGAAACTGTTTCCTCCGATTTCAGGCACCCAGTCAGGAATATCAAAGCTGATTGAATTCAAAGCATTAATCATCCCATTAATCGCATTGATTACCCCGTTGGCCATCGACTCGACACCGCTAAGGATTGTATTTATGGTTCCCTTGATTCCATTCCAGATACCGGTAAAGCAATCCACGACAAAGGTCTTCATTCCGCTCCACAGCTTTTCCCAGTTTTCTTTGATTTTTCCGAGCGCCGTGGAAATTCCGGTTTTGACGGCTTCCATCTTCTCGTTAAGAGCAGCCTTGATTCCATCAAATATTTTTTTAAAGAAATCGGAAATAGCTTTCCAAACAGATTCCCACGTCTTCTTTGTGTGTTCCAGCGCGCCGGAGAGAATGGCATGGATAGTTTTTAATACCGTCTCTAAAATACCTTTTATGGCTTTCCAGATACCGTCAAATATGGCTTTAATGCCGTTCCACGCTCTATCCCAGTCACCGGTAAAAACTCCGATAATAAAGTCCAAGAGTCCGTTTAAGGCAGTCAGGATGCCATCAATTACCGTCCCCACTCCTGATAAGAAAGCAAAGAAAGCTGACACAATGGTATTCAAGGCGTAGCTTATTTGCTGGACTGCCGTTTCAACAAACCAGAGGACAAACGGCTCTATAACACGCCATACTGTTTGAACGCATTCGGATATTTTCGAGAACACCTCCTCGGCCTTCGGCATAAGTGGCGCAAGGACTTCATCCTTAAAAGCAGTAAACTTGTCCGCTGCCTTCTGAATAACCGGAAGAATATAGGTATTAAAGGCGTTAAGGAATACGCTTCCTACATCTGTTATTGCGTCCCGCAGTGTTGTAAAGAGTGGATGTATGGACCCGTCATAGATACCGACAATCGTATCTCCAAACAAGCTGAATATATTCGCTAAATCATTGAATATCTGTGCAGCAGGCACGGATAAGTTATTCAAGGTCTCTATAACTTGGTCTTTTAACTCTGTAATTGGAGTTAAAATAACATCCTGGATGTCTCTGAACGTGCTCTCAGACAGAATAAGGAGCGTTCCAAAAGTATCCGCAAAGATACTGATTAAATCCGCGCCTATCTGCTTAAAGTTATCACCTCTAAACACTGTAAAAATATCTGCGAGGGCTGTTATAAAATTGGTTTGAATATCTACTATAGCGCCCTCGATATCAAACATCTTTACGATACCGCTTTTTATACGCTCGCTGTTCTGGTTCAAATAGGTGTCTATTGAGCCGACAAGAAAATCAGTAAAAGAAAAGCTGATGCTTAATCCAGCACCAGCGATTTTTCCAAGGGACACTACAACTTTCTCTGCGAATGTGTTTGCCGCAGATAAGACCTCCGGGGATGTAAAAATCCCCTTCAAACTTTTTCCAATTCCCTCAATGTGAGACTCTATAGAATTTAAAACCGATAGGTCTCCAAGTCCTTCCCAGAATCCGGACATAAAAAGATTCTTGAGTTCATTGAACTTATCAACGATCCCCTTCAAATGCTCATCAATCTTGGCAGTACCGGCTTCCATCGCACCGGTATCGAAGGACTCCACAGGGAAGTCTGCACCACCTCCACCACCTTCTCCGCCGCCTCCACCTCCGGAGGAATCGCTCTGATCAGGAAGGATATTTAACTCATCAATGCCAGTAGTTGCGCTCTTGATATCTTTAGCCGCTTTTTTAGCCGCACCTCCTGCACCGCCTAAAGCACCGCTTGCTTTATCTGCGCTCTTTGCTACGGCATCCGTTCCGGCTGTTACACCTTTAGGATTGATAGCAAGCTTCGCAGTACCTCCTAGCATGGAAAAGAAGCTTTTTAAAGCGCTTATGGCGGTTAGAATTCTACCAATAAGGATATTCAGCATTCTTACTACGGGGCTAAGTACCGCAATGAGACCGCTACCTATGGCAGCTTTAAGGCTGTCGAATTGCAAGGACAAAAGCCTTACCTGGTTAGCCCAACCGTCCGATGTCCTCATGAAGTCACCTTGGGCCGCAGAAAGCTGGTCTTGCACGAATTTAAACCGAAGCGCCACCTTCTCCGCTTCGGACATAGACTTAGTAGTCTTTCCGAATCCGTTGGCCATAGCGAAGGCATCCAGTGCGCTCTGCGTCATCACTACACCTAAAGACTTAAGGCTTTCCGTCTCTCCGGTAAACACGGATTTCAGCTTGGTATATGCTTCGTCTTGGCTCATGTTGTAGAAAGAAGCTACGTCTCCGGCAAGACCGGTTAAAGCTGTTGCCATATCATAGGCTTGCCCCTCAGAAAAACCAAAGGCTTTACCCATTGCGCCGAAAGTACCGGTAAAGTTCTTGGCCATTGTCTCGGAAAGACCAAACTGTGCCGCGGCATTCTTTGCAAAGTTATCTATCTGCCTATTCATCGTAGGAAAGACAGTATCTACTACATTTTGAACCTCAGAAAGGTTAGAGCTTAGTTCTATACATTCTTTGCCAAAATCTATAATCTTTTTAACTGCGAAGGCGCTGGCAAGCATTTTTCCCGCTTTTGCAGCTAGTTTTGAAATGGCATTTAGTCCGGCCTCGAAATCGCCTTTATTTAGGACTAGCTCTAATTCTACCTGGCCAACACTATCCCCCATTTATCCTCCTTCCCTACGATAAAAGCGAAAACAAGCTGGTTTCCAGCTTCCTCATTTCCGCAGCGTATTCTTCCTCCGTCATTTTTTCGCTCTGTTTTGTACGCCAGTCGTCGTAAATCTTCTTTTGGTACGAAGAAAATCGTTTGATGGTCTCCTGATCCGTCTCGCTTCGAATTGCTACCACCTTACCTAGGGCAGTATCCGCGGATAGACCGGATAAAAGGGCAGAAAACTCTGCCCAGTCAACCGTCTTAAAATCCTTCGTAGATAAACGAAGGCCGTACTGTGAGAGGAAGCTGGAAACAATCAAGTCCCAGTCTTCAAACAGGTCATAGTACGGCTCATTACTCTTTTTCTTGCTTCTCTCCCGTGATTAACTCCACAGCTGCCTTAATCACTACAATCAGGTCGTCAAAGCTAAGCTTAAGCTTTGCAAGCTTTTCTCTGGATGCCACGGGAAACAGAGTCTCGTAAGCTTCATTTACCTCCTTCGCTCCGGCATCACCGCTCATAAACTGGAGCACCTTCAACATGGAAGGTGCATCGCTGTTTACTTCAATCTCTTTCCCCTTGATGATTAAGCAGTTGTTCTCTTCGAAGTTCAGTCTATCCGTAATATCAATCTTCTTCATGGATTAACCTCCAATTCCGGGAGCAGCCGGTGCGGGTGTGATCGTCGGCTTGCCGTAGCACTCCGCATCGAACTCCAGAGCATCAATTCCCGTAGTATCTCCACCACCAGGGGTAGTTACACTAATAACTACAGGGCAAGAAAGCTTTGCACCGGATACCATAGTCCACTCAAACAGTGTCATTACATCGGGCCCAAACTTCCAGGCAAGGTCTGCGATATAATCGTTTGCCTTGTCTCCTACACATCTTTTTCCTTTAAACTTAAAGGACATCTTCTTACCGGTCATAGCCGCCTTAGACCAGCCCTCCGCATCCATCGCAAACCAGTTCTCTACGGTTCCGTCGATGGTAGGCGCAAAGTTCTCAAGGTCTTTTGGCGTTGCCATGTCCTGAGGCTTACTGTCCATGCCCTTAAGGCCGAACTTAAACTGATTAGAATGCACCGGATATACTTTTCCTGCTACTTCGCTCATAATCATTTCCTTTCAT